ACTGCTGCTACACGGTCTTTTAGGGATGAACAACCTTTTCTCCCTAAAAGACCGTGTAGCAGCAGTGACAGGTGGATCACGCGGCATAGGAGAAATGATCACAAAAGGGCTACTCCAAAATGGGTGCTCCCGCGTATACATAGTTTCACGCACAGCAGAACAGTCATACGAAACTTCGGAAAACCTAAAAGAATACGGAGAATGCATCCCATGCGTTGCGGATGTATCCACAAGAGAAGGAATAGACAGATTCTTCTTGGACATATCCAAAAACGAAAAGTCATTAGATATTCTTGTAAATAACGCTGGCGCATACTGCTCTGCACCATTCAGCGAATATGGGGAAGAATGTTGGGATTACACCGTGAATATCAACATGAGAACACCATTCTTTCTCACACAAAAACTAGCCCCACTACTGATCAACGCGCACAAAACAAAAGGTCATCTAGCCAAAGTAATCAACATTGCATCAATATGTGGCATGTCAATAGACGGCAATGAAGCATTCGCCTACACAGCAAGTAAGGCTGGATTAATTCACCTCACAAAAAGCCTCGGAACAAAACTAATAAAAGAAGGCATAGCAGTAACCGCAATCGCACCCGGCGCATTCCCTTCAGACATGCATCCAGCCGCACGAGATGCACAAGAAATAGTCATCCCACAAATACCTGCGAATCGTGTTGGTCACGAAAATGACATAATTGGAGCAACGGTATATCTAGCATCAAACGCAGGTGACTATGTGGTTGGCTCAACGATCGTCGTAGACGGTGGGAGTGTATGGCTAAACAGTTGAAATCGGTCAGTAACAGAATAGTTATCCAATAATTCTAAAAGAATGATTGCGTCACGATCTAAGCATTCATCTCGCGCATCACAAAGCATTTCTCTCAACTCAAACTCCGTTGTGCCCCTAGCCACACGCCAAGGGACAAAACCTTTGGGAAATTTTATTTCACCAGACAACCTAACTTGATTCACATTCGCACTATTCGGATTTCTTTTTTTAGGCGTAGGTTTTTGTCGTTTCATATAGCGAAAACCCTACCACCGCGATAACTTGACGGCGATGAACAACACACCGCAAAAACCGAAAAGAATAGACACACGGAAAAACCGTAAAAAGCCTGTTTCGCAAGGCAGAAAATCACTTAGACAATTAGGTATAGAAGACACCCCGCTAACGAACCCATCAAAATATCTTAAATACGGAACGCTGTCACACAAGGTGCTGTCTTACGCACAGTTCAGAAAAAGTCGTGACTTTTCGGCAACCGACTATCAAGAATTTTTGTTCAAAAAACAAGACTCAGGACGCATCAACGAATCACTTGGCTACCTGACACGACTTGGATACCTCATCAAATCAGAACACCCAAACCCGCCCAACCGTCAAACGAAAAACATTTATGCAATCACAATGAGCGGATCACACGCATTACTTTTCGTAGGGCGGAGAAACCGTGAACGAGAAGAGGCAAAAATGCGCAAAACATTAAGAGAAAACGGAAGGCTTGGATGGAAAACACGTCTCAGCAATGAAGGTATTTAATATTTATAAAAACCATCGTCATGTAGCCCTTTATGAGAAAGTTTCAAGTAGGGAATTGGGTAGTTTGACAACTTGGTAGTCCCCGCCTGCATAAACTAGACAGAATGGAGAACAACATACAATGAGCGAAAATACAGAACCAAACCTGAATCGTGTCCCACTGCTAGAAAAACACGACCCCGAACTATGGGAAATCCAAGGCATAGACATAATCGCCAACAACTACTACACAGACAAAACAACAGGGGCGCAAGCAGTACTTGCCGTTTGGACAGAAATAGAAAACAAAACCTTAGATGCCGTGGCGGAAAAGTTGGGATTCCCTGAACCGCTCGGCGTAGTGCATGCCATCTCCACATTTGCCAAAAATCTTGCTATCAGCGGAGTGCTACAAAAAACGCGAGACAATTCAACGCCGTGGCGATGAACCGCATAGGTATCGTTTCACCCGGCAGAATGGGACGATCGCTTGCATTGTCGCTGAACGCCAAAGGACACAAAACCTACTTCTCTAGCCAAAGCCGAAAATCAGAAACTGTACAACTTGCAAAACAAGCAGGAATCATAGAACTCCCCGACATTACAGCACTTCAAAAACAATGCGACATAATCATTTGTATTGGGACAGGTGGAATCGCATTCAATACAGCATCACAAATAGCGCTCCAATCATTTAAAGGTCTCTACATAGATTTCAACTCGCTTCATACCCCACAAGAAGAAAAAGACTGGCGTTTCCTGATGGATGCATCCAACTGCCAATATGTGGAAGGTGCGTTACAGGGCTACCCGTTTGAAACACTTCCAGAAGCATCCGAAAATCACATCATGCTCCTGTCAGGGGAAAACGCTGACCAAGCCGAAACGCTTTTCAGCAACACAATTTGGCGCATACAGAAAACAACCAGAAACGCTAAATCAGTCAACAGAGAACCATTCTAAAGTCCCACGCTGGATAAACTAAAACGCGTGGAGACCAACATTATAAAATGCGGTGATGCATTAGGGGAACTTAAAAAATTACCTGATTCCACAATCAACACAGTTGTCACCTCACCGCCATACAACAAAAAAGGTATCCAAAACGGCAAAACACAAAACAGCAACCAAATCTGGCAAAAACACAATATTGACTACAACGAATACCACGACAACATGCCAGAAAACGAATACCAAAACTGGATAATAGAAGTAATCAACGAACTACACCGAGTGATCACACCAGACGGTTCAATCTTTTTCAACCATAAACCGCGCCGACACAACAACCAAGCACGGCTACCAACAGAATTCATACACAAAACAAACGCACACATATATCAACTGATCATTTGGAACCGCAAAAACAGCCCGAACATTCGTAAAGACCATCTGCTCCCCAACACAGAACACGTCTATTGGCTATCCAAAAACAAGCCGAAAACATTCCGTGGGAACATAGACCCCAAATACCTTGGCGAAATATGGGACATCTCCCCACAACGGCAAACAATCCATCCCGCACCATTCCCTGCGCAACTAGTAGAAAACTGTGTCCTACTCACCACACAGCCCGACGACATCGTCCTAGACCCCTTCAACGGGATAGGAACAACCACAGCAACAGCCCACAAACTAGGCAGACGATATATCGGATACGATATAGACGAAAAATATATTGCTATAGCAAAAGAGTCCGCAACTAGATAAAGTATAAAAATGGCATTCCAAAAAACAATGACAGACGAAGAGCGGTTTTGGCAAAAAGTAGAAAAAACAGACACCTGCTGGTTGTGGACTGGATGTAAAGATAGAAAAGGTTACGGAAAATTTTGGTTTAATAAGAGGATTGGTTCCGCCCATAGAGGTGCGTACACCTTATTTAAAGGTCAGATCCCTGATGGATTATCTGTATGTCACAGTTGCGACATTCCTGCCTGCGTAAATCCAGAACATCTATGGCTTGGCACTATTTCCGATAATTCAATTGATATGCACAAAAAAAATAGGCAACCCCCACAAAATAGGCTTCAGACGCATTGTAGAAAAGGGCACGAATATGCCGTAGTGGGGACATGGGTGCACCAGTACGGAGAAATTAAAAATCCTGATGGGACTACGACTGTAAGAGTTTATAGAAAATGTAAAGAATGCTCCAACAATGCATACAAAAAGCGTCTTAGTGACCCTGAAAAACTAGAGGCGCATAGAAAAAGAAAAAGGGATTGGCAACGCTCTAGAATAAAACAGTCCCCCGCTAGATAAACTAAAATAACATGGAACCTGACACAAAATATCCGTTGATGCGACTAACCGCCCGTGAAGTACTACAACTACGCCGATTCACCGATCTCTGTAAAGCAAACAAAAACGAACACCAAGTAACCGACCGCAAATACACGGCAGGAGCCACCGAAAAAGGCATCATCATGCTCGGGAAGGCAGGGGAAGTCATCATCTCCCGCTATTACAACACAGAAATAGATTGGGAAATCTATGTCGGTGCAGACAACGGCTTTGACACCACCATAAACAACAAAAAAACTGAGATCAAAACATCATCCCAAAAAGACCTGATAATCAACGACCCTGAACACTGCAAATACGGTTTATGGAAACCCGACACAGAACAATGCATAGTCGTATGGTGTAACCAGCCTAAACACCAATGGGAAAACATAGGAACAAACACACAGTTCCAAATAATCGGTGGAACAACCCGCCAAAATTTCTTTGCAAAAGCCCAAAAAACCGACTACGGTTATGGTCCAAGACTAAAACTAAACGAAAAAGAACTGACCTATCTATGAACCTGAATTCTTCCACCCCATCAATCTTTGTCCAAATCCCTGCTTACCACGACTATGAAATAATAAACACGATGGGCAGTTTGAATCTTTTTTCATCAGGGGAAAGCATCGTAAATGTTGGTGTTCATTTCAACTATTACAACGAAATGCCAGAAGACATAGAAAACATGTTAAACAGAAAATTTAGTCACACAAAAATATCAAAAGAAATCAACAAAGCGCCAACCGCTCTAGGTCCTTCAATCTCAAGACAAATTGCCAACTCCTTCTATGACGGAGAGGACTTCTACCTGCAAATAGATTCACACATGAAATTCAGGAACAATTGGGACTTAGAACTCATAGAGGATTTTAAGAAACTTTCCAATATTTACCGATCAAAAATAGCGGTCAGCGAATACCCATATTCATACACCTATAACGAAAAAAAAGAAGGTGGATGGTGGCACCCACCAAGAAACAGCAACATTGTCAACGAAAGTGACATCAAATGGATTGAACGACTAATTGACAAACAAATCAGACCACTAGAAGATAAATGCGAAACCAGAAACATATTAGACAATAGGCACAATCATGTTTCTGGGGCATTTTTGTTCTCCACTGGATCAATGCACGAAATATATACAAAAGAACCCAATGTCCTACTTGAAGAAACCATATTGTCCATGAAACTAGTATCAAAAGGGTACAACGTCGTCGGACCATCAGTTCAAACCGTAAAACACATGAACAGCCACCCATTTATGCACTCAGAAGAAGGTGCAAGTAACCAAATGTGTGACGAATACAAGCAAATGTTGAAACAATACCCTAGAAGAATTGCAAGAATAGATTTTGGGCATATGGATCTAAACAACAACGACAATGAATCCGTTAAAAACGAAATACTAGGAATCAGCACAAAAAACAATTTCCTATTCAACGGAATGACATTCAGTGAATACCTCCAAATATGCTCACTAGAAGCGGTATGACCCCAAACGCGCACCTCTAAAAAACCTCTGACCGCCGCGCGAAATTTTTAAAAACCACCCCGAACAGTCCCAGGACAGATAAACTAAAACGATATGAACACCACACAAAAAAATACGCCCACACCCGGAACCGAAATCCTCCAAGAAGCCTACAAAATCGTCAACCAAGACCGCCAAAACACATACGGACACCCAAAAGACGACTACACAAAAGTCATCAACATCTACCAAACACTCACAGGAAAAGAACTCACCATAAACGACGCAATCCTCTTCATGGTCTCCGTCAAACTCGCAAGACTACGAACAAACCTAGAAGCAGGAAACCTCCACCACGACACACTCCTAGACACAATCGGCTACCTCACCTGCCTCAACATGATCCACCACCACACAGAAACAGAAACAAAATGAAAAAAACATTAGACCAACAACTCGCCCAACTAGACAAAGAAATCAAACAACTCCAAAAAGAAATCAAACAACTAGAAACCATCTACAAACCAAAACCCAACAGACCCGTGTCAGATAAACCTAAAAAAAAGAAGGCGACACAAAAAATTATCGCATCACTCCCCACCCTGCCCGAACCGCTCTAAAAGGTTGGCAGTCCCGTTTATGAATCACTCAACCACATCGCATCTAATGTCCTGTAACCCTTATGTTGTAAGGGTTTCATCGTAATGCGTGTGCTTGTTCCTGTGTTGTTTGTGTTGATCGGTTTGTCTTTGTTGTTGCAGTTTTTGTGGTTTGTGTTTGTTGTGCATTTCGAGGAGGTTGTTGCGTCTGTTGTGATTTCTTTTGTTGTGCTTTTTGTGTTCAAGTTGTTTGCTAAAGGTCGTTAGTCAATGCCTTATAAGAACATTGAGGACAAGAGAGAGTGGGATCGCTGTCATCGTGAGGATACGAGGGCTAAGCGTGAGAGGCGTAGGGAGTATGAGCGTGAGCGTAAGAATCGTCAGCGTGTTGCTCTGTATGAGTCGTTACCTGAGCCTGAGAGGTCTCGTAAGTTGGAGGCTAATGCTTTGCGTAGGTCTTATGGTATGAGGTGGCGTGTTGAGAAATAGTGGCTACGGGTGATACTTGACATATACTCACTACTGTTATATAGTTAGACACATGACTACAGATGCATTACTAGGCATAGCAACAATGGCAATAGCCATGATCGTCCTACTCATAGGAGCACAATGAACTACAGATACGACATATCACCTGATAGATACCCTTCCACTAAATGGTTGGTAATAGACACAGCGAACAACAATATGCCGTTGTCTACACATGAC